AAGAAATAAAAAGAAAGGAAATTTATTCAATGCATAATATTTCTGCAAATATACATAGTATAAGCACTTCAAAAAAAACTTGTGTGGTGTCCATAAAGGATAATTCAGATTATGTAATAGAGAACGTCAACATAGGGCTGGAATTGAACCCCGACAATACTGCAAACACCGTATGGATTCGTAATAAAATTAAATATATTACTTCTCTTTATATCAAATCAAAAGAAGACGAAAAGAACCCAGGAACATTAAAGGATACAATCACATTAAAAACAGAGGAGCCATTGTTTTGAGAAAAACAACAATGATTGCAACAGAGGGCCATTTTCTTTTTATTGCAAAAACAACAAGAAAAAAAGATTTGCAATATGAAGCACACGACAAGCCAAATGGAAATCCTATTGGATTTTTTGTGTCGGGAACCTCAAACACGTTTACGGCAGATTCGGATTTTAATTGGAGTCCATATTCCAGCACATCTGCCCCAATATTACATACTCGGTCCTGTCATAGTTTGTTTGGTGCCGTTGCGACTTCTGATGAAACCCTGTATGTTTCAATTATTCCGAGGGAAGGATCTGTCGAAGGAACTTGGGCATCATTAAATAATGCAACAACAGATGAATTAGATAAATTAAAAACCACAAAAACCTCATTCGTGCTTGAACTTGATTGTTCGAGTAATATATTCAAGGATTTAAATACATTTGAAACTATTCCAGAAAGCGAAGCAATAAATATTATAGATGAAAATGAAATTACATTTGATTTTAATGGAGTTTAATAATGGCTATTTTTAATAAAACAATTTATGCATATGAGCCGTCCACCGGAATATTATCATATACAATAGACAATCCAACATCAGATCATATAAAAAATTTAAGAGATAGAAAAATTACATTTCATATAGACTCTCCTGGGAAATTTTCTCCGAGCGCATATGTGACAAAAAATGCAATTACGGGGCAAACAGAATCAATTGCTCCAGTCCAACACATAAATTTTGTACAGGTCAGCAACAACGTTCTTGTTGCCAATGGAACAGATGTTGTTTTAGTTTCAAATTTAGTTTCGGGTTCTGTTTTAGAATATGACGGAGAATCATTTACGGCAAATAATACAGATAATAGTGTTGAATTTACTGCAAATGGAATTTCCGCCAACCCTAACGAAAATTATATTTCTTTTAAGGTTTCTTGTTATGGTTATTATTCAAAAAATTATACAATTGCCCTTACAGGAGTAATTCAATGAAATTTCATAAAAACAATACAAATAATTTGTTAACTTTAGATCTATTGGAAAAACAAAAGAAACAGCAAGAACACGCAAGAAAACATGCCGAAGAGGTCAGAAAAAGAAAAGAGGAAATAGAAAAAATAAAAGAAAGACAAAAGAAACGGGCAGATGCATATCCCAGCATTACAGATCAATTGGATATGTTATGGCATGATATTGACAATGGAAATATTTCTGCAAATGTTGCCTCTGGTACATGGTATAGGAAGATTAAGGCAGTCAAGGAATCCAATCCTTTATAAATAGTATTAGATAAACTATATTCTTATCGGACATGGGTTTATAATATGGCCAGCAGATATAAAAACATAATAATCGACCAAGGGACAGACTTTTCTGCCAATCTTGAGATATATAAAACCCCGGCGTCCACGGCAAAGGAATCCCTTGGGGCGCAACATTATGCAAATTCTCAAATGAGAAAAAGTTATTATCATACAAATTCTGTTCTTACGTTCACAACTTCTGTCGATATTGATTCAGATTCTGTTACAATTACTGCAAACAATATACAGACAAAGGCAATTAAATCTGGAAGATATTTGTATGAAGTGGTAATTACATTTACTGGAGGCGCAACCGATGATAAATGGAGGGCAGTAGAAGGAATTGCCACGGTGACCCCATCAGTAGAACTTGGTTCAATGTATACAGGAGGCTCAAGTGGCTACACCTAGTACCCGAGAGGAATTTAAAGACTATTGTCTCCGACGCCTGGGGCATCCTGTTGTTGAGATTAATGTAGACGAACTCCAGATGGAAGATCGTATTGATGATGCCTTGCGCTTCTGGCAGGAATATCATTTTGATGGCACAGAACAGGTTTATATCACCCACAAAGTTTTGGCTGAAGACATTACAAATAAATATTTGACTCTTACTGGCTACGAAAATTCAATTATTGGAATTAGTCGAATGCTCAAGACTACCGGCCAGACCACAAACATGTTTTCGATTCGTTATCAGATGGCATTTAATGACATTGCCACATACAGTACCCGTGGTGTCCGAGAAATGTCAAACTATTGGATGAGGCTTTCGCACCTGAATATGATTTCGGATTTAATTACTGGGATGAGCAATATTCGATTCAATAGAAAAACTAATAATCTCCATATTGATTGGGATTGGTCAACTGATATTTCGGCGGGAGACTATATTGTATTAGAAGCCCATCAAAAGGTTGGAGAGGTTTCTGAATTGTGGGGAGATACATTTTTGAAAAATTATGCAACGGCACTCATCAAAGAACAATGGGGAACAAATTTAAGTAAGTTTGAAGGAGTGCAGTTGCCCGGCGGCGTCACTCTCAACGGGCGGGCAATTCTTGAAGATGCTCGCATAGAAATAGAAAGATTGAAAGAACAAATGTCTCTTTCTTTCGAGCTTCCTGTAGACTTTTTGGTGGGGTAACATAGCCCATGCCTACTAATTTTTACATAAATAATTTTGAGAGTTCTCCAGAACAAAATCTTATTCATGATTTGATTATAGAGAGTATTAAATTTTATGGAATGGATGTCTATTGGATTCCCCGGCTTTCTTCTGTTACAGGCCGGGATCAACTTTATGGAGAAGATTCTTTATCCTACTTCAATCTTGCGCGGACAATTGAGATGTACATCAAAAATGTCGAGGGATTTGAAGGCGAAGGGGAATTTCTTTCTAAATTTGGATTAGACATTCGAGATCAAATTACTTTTACAGTTTCGATCAGACGGTTTCATCAACTTGGAGCGGTAGAAGAACTTCCAACGGTCCCTGCCTCACAATCTCCTTTTGCCAGGCCCCGCGAAGGAGATTTAATATATCTTCCGTTAAACAGAAAATTATTTGAGATTCAATTTGTGGAACATGAATCTTTATTTTATACTGCCGGAACTCTTCCTGTATATGATTTGCGATGCGAATTGTTTGTATACAACAATCAGAAATTTAGTACAGGGATTGCAGAGATTGATAACATTGCATCCAAGTATGCCTATGGAAATACAATGCCTGCCTTTAATGCAAATACAGGAACAACCTGGGTAGACAATACTCTAATAGAAAATTCTGCAAATGCAATTCTTGATTTCTCGGAAACAAATCCGTTTGGAGATTTTTAAATCATGTTGGCCAATACTTTTTCGCACGGGCTGGTCCGAGATTATGTAATTTCATTCGGAACACTCTTCAATAACATTAAAATTAACCGCCGGGCTGCCTCTGGTGGAGATGCCGACACAATTGCAATTCCTCTTACCTATGCCCCTCGACAACGATACCTTGAGCGCATCAATGGTGACTTAAATTTAGATAGGCCTGTGGCATTGACTCTTCCGAGAATGTCTTTTGAAATGACGGGCATGACATATTCATCAGAGCGAAAACTGAATACAATGAATCGGACACACCGAACAAGAACAGCCGGATCAAATGCAAATACAATGATTTTTTCTTCATTTGCTCCGGTCCCTTATGATTTTAATTTTCAATTGAACATATATGTGGGCAATATTGAAGACGGAACGCACATCATCGAACAAATTCTTCCTTATTTTACGCCAGAGTTTACAGTAAGTCTGCGGCGAGTGAGTGATTTGGAATTAAATATTGACCTTCCTATTATTTTGACTTCAGTTTCCACAGAAGATAATTATGAAGGAAATCTTGAAGACAGAAGGTTTATTATATGGACACTTGATTTTACTCTCAAGGGGCAGTTATATGGTTTTATTACATTAAACAATGCAATTGTCAACAAGTCATACATCAATCTACATCCAACCATGAATGTTGACTCTGCCAACTCATATGACCAAATTCAAATCCGCCCTGCCATGTTTGCCAACGGAATGCCGACAACAAATGCATCCCTGAGTGTTCCGGTTGGAGAAATTAGAGCAAATGATAACTTTGGTATTGCGACGGACATCGTAAACATATTGGGAGATTAATACTGTGGCAATTAATGATGATGATGATGAAGAAGTCAAAGAAGCCGAGCTTGTGGAACTTACGACCCAGACGCTAGAAGTGATGAGAAAAAACCACCAAGACGAAGACTATGAGTATGTCAGAAATAATCTTCAGGATATTATTGCAAAGGGTGGCTCTGCTCTTGATGGAATTCTTGAGCTTGCGAAAGATTCTGACCATCCCAGGGCATGGGAGGTGTTTGGTCA